TGCTGTAGTTGCAACTTCAGCTACACCACGAATTGTCTCAGTTGATTGACGTGAGTTCAGTGTCTTAGGAGTAACAATAGTTCCTACCATTGATTCAGCAGTTGACGCAATCACATTAGCTGTGGTAGTCTGTAGCTCTGCTGCTGTCGCTAGACGAGCAATACCTCGACGTGTATTGGTAGCAGTAGTATTCGCAAGAGTCTTAGGAGTAACGATCATGTCATCACGTGGACTCTGTTCACGGTTCTTATCTACTTCAGATTGTGATGCCAACGGTGCAACACCAGGACGGTCACGATTAGTTTCATCAACATGTTCTTGTCGTGTTTGCACGTATACTGCAATCCATGAGTTTGTATCTTCATGGAAATAAAACTCCGCGACTGCACCAACGTTAAGGTCGCCAAATGAAATAACCTTTGATGTAGGTAAATCTGACATCTTGTGTGGGAGATCCTTAAACTTAGGATACCCATACGTGTCAACATTACCCGTAATTACATGGTCAGTTGAATCGGTTACTTTTACGCTAACACTTAGACCATCAATACGGTAGAAGTTCGAAATACGAACATAGTCTCCATCATTGGCATCACGCGGTAGTGTTACGATAAGATTACCAGTACCACCGACGATTGATACATTTTCGCGTGGTAATGCTGTGTAGTTGGCGGTAATAGCTTTGATCTTAGTTGCTTGGTCGTCAATTGTAATTTCCCAAGTTTTATTAACTTCGTCAAATACATAATGATGTGGAGCACTCAAGTTATCGGTGTAATTTTTAGAAGTAGTACCACCAATAGTATGACCAGTCCCATCATAAACTTTGATGTTCATACCATTAAGCTTGACAAGATTATCTTTATCATATACGGTAATCGTGTCACCATCTACTGCGAATCGTGGTAGTTGTAGTGAAATGCGACCAGACGACGATTGTAAATAGATTTTATCACCAACTGCTAATTGGAAAGGTTCATCGGTCTTGTTTACGAATTTACTATGTATACGATCAACTGAAGTATGAACAACCCACTTACCACTATCGGTAGATGAATATATAAAAGTCTTCATCGAACCTGGCACTGTGAAGAGTTCTGACGTTTTTCCAGTATCAAATTCTTTAGATGGCGATGTTACGATCAATCTACGAATGTGACAATACATACCTTCGTCTTCAATTACGATGGTATCACCTTCAATTGGGTCTGCTGGTAAAATCAATTTAATGTCTTGTGACTCACTAATGTATTCAGATGATGCACTAATGTATTCACCAGATAAAATTTTATATCCATCTGGATGTGCTGGATCGATGTTGTTGATGATACGCCACACTGGGTCAGTACGAATAGCATCCCAAAGGTCTAGATCGAACGCTCCTGCTGGCATGTCCACTTCGGCAATCCAGATACGACGTTCATGGACTACAGCAAACCCTTTCTTATAAGGGCGAGTTTTGTTAAATGGTTGAATAGTATTCTGACGAATGAAGTATTCAACGTTGGTTCCAATAGCAAGATCGTTATCGTTCAATGCAGTCTGTACGTTCTTTACGTAGTGACCGCCTGAGTCTAAACCAGATTCTGCTCTAAATGCTTTCTTCGCCATACGAATTCCTTAAATAGTTATTGACATTAACAATGCATTGTTTTATAGTATTTATCGTTCACTAATAAGGGGAAACAAAAAATGAGTTTAGCAAGTATGTTCGGTTGGGATCAGGAACCGCAAAAGTTAGTTGGTGTGAATCTAGTTGATTTTTCTCAAATCGTAATTTCAACTTTAACGGCTACATTTAAGCCGACTGATGAAATTGACCTTGACACAATGCGTCACTTATGTTTAAATACATTACGCCATAACGTATTGAAGAATAAGCAACGTTACCCACGTGTTGTTATTTGTGTGGATAACTCTGCTAACGGGTATTGGAGGCGCGACTTAGCTCCCTACTATAAGAAGAACCGTAGTAAGAAGCGTGATGAAGATAAACGGGATTGGGATACAATCCACAAATGTATGGCTATTGTTACAGAAGAAATTAAAGAAAATCTACCGTATACAGTGATCGACAAAACCAAAACAGAAGCAGATGATGTAATAGGCGTTCTCGTTAAGCACATTAGCGAAAATAATCCACATTGTCAGATTCTTATTACTTCTGCTGATGGTGACTTTACTCAATTGCATAAATTCAAAAACGTAAAGCAGTGGTCTCCGATTCAGAAGAAGTGGGTATTACCTAAGTACGGTTCGCCATTAGCAGATCTTCGTTTTAAGATTGTCAAAGGTGACCGTAAAGACGGTATCTCCACTATCATGGAATGTAGTGATTGGAACTTCGTTAAACCCGAAGGTGCTAAAGCAAAACCAATCAATACCAAAAAGTTCTTGGATCCGATTATCGCAGCTGATAATCCAATTGAACTTGAGTTTTTAACCGAAGAACATAAGAAACGTTATAAAGAAAACGAAATTCTTCTTGACTTTGAAAAGATTCCTGATAGTATTGTTGCACCAATCATCGATGAATTCGATAATGGTAAACCAGCACCACGTTCAAAGATTTATCCGTATTTCGTTAAGAATCGTTTACTGAAACTTATTGATAGTTTAAATGATTTCTAAATAAAAAGTTTAAAAATAAAGTTGACAACCAAAATTATTCGGGGTATAATTACCCCATCAAATCAAGAAGGAAAATAAAATGTCTAATGCAAACCTAACAGAGTGGGAACAATCAGTAGTTGACCGTGGCATGAAACTTAAAAAGCCTGAGTTCAATCCTGCAACTGATGGTGCAGATCTTCAAAAATTCATTGATGAAGGTATGATTGCTAAAGAGCAGATTGAACTTCTTAATGGTTCACTAGCTGACATTCGCACTGCTGCGAAGGAAAACCTTGGCATTAAACCAGCCTTGTTTAACAAGATCCTTAACATGCACTTCAAACGCAATCGTGATGAAGTCGAAAACGATAATGAAGAGTTGCTAGAAATTTATGACCAAACATTCGCTAAAAAGTCAAGTCAAGATTAATTTCCCATTGGCGGTCAATGAAAAGACCTCTATCTCTCTGGAAATTGAAAAATATTACAATTCATGTCCTGAGATTACGTACATGGAAGCTATGAATAAGTGGTTGGATGATAATGATGTTGAATTATCGGAAGCAAACCATTGCATAGTAGAAGCACTTCGTCAAAAGATTCACACGGAAGCTGTGAATCTCAATATGATGAAAGTTGATTCCACTCGTACGTTCTCTCTGGATTCAATTATGTGAGTCTGTTATGATTGAACTGAAGATGCCACCAAATCCAACAATGAAGGTTGATGGGTATTCGGTGTATAAGTTATACTTAATGGTGAAAGGTCATTTCGGTGGACGTTATGACTGCATTAAGTATAACTGGTCAATGCGTATTTCGCCTAAGACTTACGAGAAGCGTCGTGATAAGTATTTCTTTGAACGTATGTCTACTAAGTATAATCTGGGTGAACTATACCGTATCTTTGTTGCTAACATGTTAGCTAACTCGGATGCGTGGGTTGGTGAAATCTCTGGTGCTGATGCACTTCAGTTCTATCGTAGTCACATGGGTAAACTGGAACGTGCATCGTACATTTTTAAAGAAGACATCGAAAACTTAGTTGACTTCTGCAATAAAAAGAGTATAGTGTTCAAAACCTTATTTGATTGCTCTAAAGGGCAGCCATTGGTATTCAAGATGCTGCAACAAGAAATTATCTCTTATGAAACTTTCTTGTGTATCAACTCTGCTAGTAACTTTATTAATAAGTTCAATGCTTCTATGGTTGATGACATTGTGTGGATTGAGTATCGCAAGCGTATCGAAGGATACCAAAAACTTTTGGACATAAATAATGTCGAAGCTAAAACCTTACTAGTTTCCATTTTAAAAAGTTCAAAATAATTGTTTACAACGTGTCGGAAAATGTTATACTAACCCACGTAGACAAGAGCTACAAACCAAATTATTTTATGTATCGAATTGTGAGAATTATATTATGAAATCGAAAGTATCTATTAAATCCAAGGAAATCAAATTATGTTTCAACGTAAAGACCCATCTAAGCTACAGGCGCAACTAGAGCAAATGACTTCAAACGGTTCATTCAACCAAGCAGACGGTACTGAATGGTCGTTAACAACTGATAAATCAGGTAATGGTCAAGCTCGTATTCGTTTCTTACCAGCTAAAGACGATAACTCTACACCGTTTGTTAAAATGTACAACCATGGCTTCAAAACAAAAGCTGGTCGTTGGTTCATCGAAAACTGTCCAACAACTATTCAAGCTTGCGATTGTCCTGTTTGTAAATCTAACAGTGAGTTATGGAACTCTGGTATCGAAGCTGATAAAGAAGTTGCTCGTCAACGTAAACGTAAGCTTAGTTACTACGCAAACATCTTAGTTGTTATGGATCCTGCGAACCCAGACAACAACGGTAAGGTATTCAAATACCGCTTCGGTCAGAAGATTATGGATAAGATTCAAGCCATGATCAACGTCGATACCGACATGGGTGAAACCCCAGTTGATGTTACTTGTGTATTTGACGGTGCGGATTTCGCATTGAAGACTCGCAAGAAAGACAGTTTCGCAAACTACGACGAATCTAAGTTCTTCGCTCAAGCTGAACTACCAAAAATCAATGATTCTGAGTTCCAAACTTTCCTTATGGAAGGTATGCATGACCTGAATGATTTGGTATCAGCTGACAAGTTCAAGACGACTGAAGAAATTCAGACTAAATTGAACCAAGTTCTTGGTGGTGCTGCACAAGGTGCAATCCCAAGTGCTCAACAAGAGATTGACCAGTTTGATAAAGACCTAGCTGCTTTTGATAACATGGCTTCAACTCCAGCAACAACTCAGCCTGTTAAGCAAGCTGCACAGTCATTCGCTCCTGACACTAACACAGTGGACATGGACGACCTAGACAGCCTATTAGACAGCCTAGACTAATAAATACCAAAAAGAGACCTTCGGGTCTCTTTTTTTATGTCTAAAATGTTGACATACATTTTCATTATGGTATGATGATTACATCAAATCAAAGAGGAAACAAAAATGGTTAATAAAGATATCATCGTTGGTCTACTGAAGAAGCAAAAGAAATGGATGTACAAGGTTGCTGGTAATGGTACACCTGAATGCGGTTACATCTATGTTTGGAAAAATCAATACCCAGACAATTGCAGTTCTGACCATTATCTATTCCGTGACCAAGTTAAATTCAGCCACATCTCACGTGGTCAGTCTAGTACTCGTGCTCAGTTAGTATCACGTAATGGTGGTAAGTACGAACTATCTCCAACTGAGATTGGCTTCTTTATCCAAGTACTAACTGGATTGACTGAAATCCCATTCACGATAGACAGCGAAGGTTACGTTGATATTCATTTCGTTATGGCTAAACAAGGTTCTAGCGTTGGAATTGAAGTTGTAAACCCTAAAACAATTGAATATAAGGAAATTTAATGACCAAACAATATATAGCATTAGCAAATCGTATTCTTACCGAAGGTGAGTGGGTTACAAATAAACGCACTGGTACACGTTGTTTAACTGTAATCGACGTTAACCTAGTTTACGATATGAGTAGTCTAGAACTACCGTTGGTTACAACCCGCAAGTCGCCTATCAAACTAGCGATTGCTGAACTTCTAGGTTACATTCGTGGTTATGATAATGCTGCTGACTTCCGTGACCTAGGTGCTCCTACATGGGATGCTAACGCTAACGATAACGAAGCATGGTTAAACAATCCAAACCGCAAAGGCGTGGATGACATGGGTAAGGTCTACGGGGTTATTGGTAATAACTTCGGTGGTATCAATCAGTTCCGTAAGGTAGCTATGAACCTCTACAACGGGATTGATGACCGTGGTGAGATCATTACTTACTGGAAACCAGATGACTTCGATAAAGGCTGTCTACGCCCCTGTCTGCATACAATGAACTTTAGCTTAGTGAATGATGTACTTAACCTACACGCATTCCAGCGTTCGTGTGACGTTCCTCTAGGATTAGTTGCTAACATGCAGCAAATGTATTGGATGCTTGACATAATGGCTGCTGTTACTAATAATAAACGTGGTAAGGTATACCATAAGATTGTCAATGCACATATCTATGAAAACCAAGTTGAGTTGATGAAAGAACAAGTTAAGCGTGTTCCTAAGTCTCCACCTATTGGTTACATGGATGATCGTAAAATCGTGTTAGGTGATTGGGATTCAGTTCTTACACTGACTCCAGATGACTTCCACGTGTTCTACTACCAGCATCATGATCCAATCAAATACCCGTTTAGTGTGTAGGGTAGTTAATAGACACAAAGAATACTTTGACATTTACATTGGGCGTGGTACTATATGGGGAAATCCATATAAAGACATGCCCCGTGAAAAGGCTATTGCTTTATTTCAACCATACTTCATTAATCAAATAAAGACTGGACAAATAACAATAGATGATGTAAAGTCTCTGTATGGAAAACGGTTGGGGTGTAGTTGTAAGCCCCTTCCATGTCATGGGGATTTTATTGTACGTGTAGTCAATAAAATCTGTGGTGTGAAAGTAAATAATTTAGATTTCTTATCATGAATAAACTATTACATTTAATGGATAACTATTCGTTTAAGAAGTTCTGTTCTGCATCAATGGATCGTAAAACTAAGCGGTTATCGTTTGGTAATGTAGCAAAAGGTCAATACGTAAACATCATTTATTGTATTGCAATCGATCAAGAAGTAGTATATATTGGTCAGACTAAGGATTTCTGGAAACGTACAGATACCTATAAGAATGCCAAGTATTGGAAAAATGCTTGGAAGTCGAATAAAATGAAAACACAGTTGATGGAAGATGCAATTAAATCTGGAAAAACTGTTGACTTTTACTTCCGTCAGTGTTTTAATGACACCATGGATTTAGAAGAACCACGGTTCGTAGAAACTCTTAATCCAGAATGGAATGTGCATCATAATCGTAAGAAATAATTGAGGAAAATATAATGACTAAGCAACGTAAAACTACTAAATCAATCCCAACTAATGTTCGTTTATTTGGTCAGTTGATGAAAATTGCTGATAACGATAGCACTAAATTCTTCTATAAAGACATGACATCTGGTATGGGTCTAAAGGTTCGTATCTTCTCTTATCATGTTGCTAACTACAGCGATTGGTTACAGAAAGGTGCTTTATCTTCTCGTGGTATCATGTTCGAACTTGATGAAAATAATAAGCCAGTACGCATTCTGTGTCGTCCTATGGATAAGTTCTTCAACTTAGATGAAACTCCATTCACAATGGGTCTTGATTTGAGTAAGTCATTGTATTACATGACAAAAGAAGATGGTTCGTTGATTTCAAGTTTCGATGATAAAGGTTACTTGGGTTTCAAATCTAAGACATCGTTATATTCTGATCAAGCTGGTTGGGCTATGGAATGGATGAACTTTCACCCAGAGCTAAAATCTCGTGTCCTAGAACTAGCGAAAGCTGATTATACCGTTAACTTCGAATATGTTGGTCCGAAGAACCGTATCGTTCTTGGCTACACTGAAGCTTCACTACGTATTCTGAATGTGCGTCATAACGCTTCTGGTGACTACGTAGAAATGGATGAACTGTACGCTGACCCAATCCTACGTCCTTACATGGTAGACGTGTACGATGCTTCTGAGTGCTCAGACGAGTGGGTTGAGAAAGTTCGCAAGATGGAAGGTATCGAAGGTTACATCGTGGTTCTTCCTGAAGTGACATTCAAGCTAAAGACTGCTTGGTATTGTGCATTGCATCACACCAAAGATTCCATCAACAATAATAAGCGTCTAGCTTTGGTTATGGTAGAAGATGCAGTAGATGACTTACGTGGTCTGTTTGTTGATGACCAAATGGCTACAGATAAGATTGCTTCGTTTGAAGAATTATATCATGCTACAATGGCTTCCGACTTTGATGTTGTTAGTAAGTTCATCAAAGAAAACCGTCATCTAGACCGTCGTTCTTATGCGATTAAAGGTCAAGTTGAACTACCGAAGTCTAAGTCATACCTATTTGGTATCGCTATGGGTCAGTACCAATCTGGCTTTGATGGTGAGCAAGTGGTTTCTGGTTTGAAAGTTGCATACCGCAAGAATTCAGAATTAATCATTCCAAAAGAATACGTTTAATTTTAAATTGGGGGTTGTGAAACCCCCAACATCGTGTAATACTATACACAACTAAGGAGTTATTATGAATAATTTAGAAAATCGTCTACGCACCTCGTTTGACCGTCAAGTTAAATGGATGCAAGGTGATATCAAGCGCATTAGCGAAAAGACTAACTTACACGAAGTAATGTTTTCGTTATGTACTCGTTCGTTGCAAGAAGCATTTATTAAAGATACTCGTCACGCTGGAATGGTAGGTGGAAATCGTACAGTCGAACAATGCCGTGACATCATTGATTTCGTTGATGATTACGTATTGGGCGAAGACGGTATTGTACTTGATGAAAATGGTCATTTCCGTCACTCTCGTCAAATCGGTTTATCCGAAGAACAGATCGAAGAAGCACTTTACATCTGGGATAAAATCATTAAGCTAGAGTATGTAGCATTTCAATGGTTATACGAAGACGAAGAAGCTTATCGGTCTCACCTACGTCAAATTCAATGTTTGAAAGTAAAACTAAGGACTATCAAATGATTAAAAGTTATGTGAAAGGAAATCTAGTTACAATTTTATCTCGTGCAATCGAAGATAAAGAAGGTGATGGTATCGTTATCGCTCATGGTTGTAACTGCTTCGATGCAATGCATTCAGGAATTGCATGGGAGATTCAACGTTCTTTCCCTTCTGTTCGTAAAGCTGATACCAGTTATTACAGTGATGTAACCGAGAATGGTATCAAGCAAGCGTTAAATGTGGTTATGATGGGTACGTCGAGTGCAGCTATCGTTGGTAACTCAACTGTAATCAATCTTTACACCCAGTATCACCCAGGTCGTTCGTATGATTCCGAAATCGTTCGTATGGCATTTGAACATCTTGAAAAGATGAACATCAAAGGTAACGTTTACATTCCACGTATCGGTGCTGGTATTGCTGGCGGTGATTGGGATGAAATCGTTAAAATCATCAACAACGAAACACCAAACACAAACATTATTGTTATCGACTGGGATGGGACAATTCATGATGACCAAAACTAAAGGCTTTACACTAATCGAACTAATGGTAGTTATTACTATCGTTGGGATCTTAGCTGCGGTTGTATTACTACCATTGGTCGGTAGTGGTTGTAGCCCAGATACAATTCAGGTGTACTAGGAGAGCAAATGGCTTTAACCACATGTCAACAAAATGGATTGTTTAAAATCCAGATGTCCAACAGCAACATTGTTATTATGGGACCTGCTGGTACTGGTAAGACATTCTTGTTGCGTAACTTGTTGGAAGCACTGGGTAATAAACGGGTCGTATATTGCGCCCCAACCCACGCAGCTAAACAAGTGCTACAAGAAACATTGGGTCAAGAAGCGTATACGATTCACTCGTTGCTGAAGATTCACCCCGAAACTTACGAAGATACAAAAGAGTTCAAACAGTCTAGTGCTCCAGATTTAGAATCGATTGATTACTTGGTTATTGATGAAGTGTCTATGTTGGATGGACACATTACTGATATTATGATGCGTTCAATCCACATGGGGTGTCGTGTTATTGCGTTAGGTGATCCGTACCAGATTCAACCAGTTAAGAACGAACCTGGTATTTTGAGTCCAGTGTTCTTCCGTAAAGACTTCGAACGTGTTGTTTTAAGGGAAATTGTTCGTCAAGCTGAAGGTAACCCAATCATAGAAGTTGCTACAAAAATCCGTAAGGAAGGTAGCCACATCTTTGAATTCATTAGCGAAGAAGATCCAACAATAGGTGTATTCCGTCATTACAATCTTCAGACGTTTATGACGAAGTACTTCGAACATGTTAAGACACGTGAAGATCTTCTAAAGTATAAGCTACTAGCGTATGTCAACGATGATGTAGACCGCATGAATGGATTTGTGCGTAAACGTATCTATCAAACGGAAGAACCTGTCGTAGTAGGTGAATACTTGGTTATGCAAGAACCTGTATACCAAGAGCTGGAACACGACGGAATTCGCATGGTTGAAATGAAGTTCCACAATGGTCAAACGTGTGAGGTTATGCGTATCGACCATAGTGGTTCTGAAGTGTTCAAGCTTGATGGTGTAGACCACTTAGAGCCAATAACGATCCATTACCATAAATTGTTGCTGCGTTCCATTGACGAAGACATTGAATATCCAGTCAATGTTATATTAGACAAAGAGTCTGAGTATAATCTAAGTGAGTATTTAAACTACGCTGCTATGCACTATAAGCGCATGGGTCGTAATCCATCATACACCCAATACGCAGTCAAGAAGTTATGGAAGACTTTCTGGGCGTTGAAAGGTAATTTTAAAGAAGTCAAGGGTGCTGCTGCGTGTACTTTCCACAAATCACAGGGTTCAACTTTCGAAGGTGCTTTCATCTTCACAAATAAGTTAAGCCTAGCAGATCCTAAAATCCGTCGTCAACTTGAATATGTTGGCGTAACCCGTGCAAGAAAATTTGTACATTTTGTATAAAACGTATTGACATTATCGGGAGTATCGAATATGATACTCCCATCTTAAATGAAGGAGATTTGCAATGTTAAAGAAAATTTTATTAGTATCTACTTTTCTGGTTTCAACCAATGCTTCTGCTATGGGCGAAGTGTGTACTAAAACTTTCAATCTGGAACAACTAGAGTTAATGCAAGCATCGTATGATGCTGGCAAGACCCACGATTACGGTTGGACATTAGCAGCAATGGCATGGCAAGAAAGTTCTGCTGGAGAGAAACCACTCAACTGGTCTGACCCATCATTCGGACCATTCCATGCCAATATAAAAACCGTTTCCAAACGCTATGGTGCTGAAACTCAATACGAAGAGTTCTACCTTGCATCGGAGTTGATGTTCAACTTTGAGTTTGCGGTAGAGGCTGCGGTTGCTGAACTCGACTATTGGAAGAAAATACATAAGGGGGACTGGAATAAGATGTGGGGTGGATACAACGCTGGATGGAATAAGTCAGCTGGTGAAGTTCATGCTCAACGTATCATTAATAAAATAAGTTTCTTAAAACGTAATAAATGTATTGACGTAAACAACCAAGTTGGTGTACCATATGTTCAAGAAGATGTGGATTACATTGCTCCTGATTCTCTCGAACTCCCTATTCTTTAAGTTGTGGATTGACCGTGGGGGTGAAATTTCATCCCTTGCGGATACAATAAACCAAAAAGATTCGGAAATCAGAGAACTAGTAATAGAAAGATCCAAAGTGATACAAGACTTAACCGAAATTAATTCTAAAAATAATGAGTTGACAAAAAAGTTAAGTTCAACTACCATACGATTAGAAAGTATGAAGAGTCGTCAAGAAACTGTTTTCAAGAAACCGAAACTAGTTGAAAAGATGATTAATAAATCGTATACTGATTTCGAAAAGGAGATAGAATGCACAACTGGTTCAAAGTCGTCATACTGTCAATAGTCCTTGTTGGGTGTTCTAATAGGGAAATCCAACCAAATCTCAGTTATCCATTGCCCGAACCTGTTGGAGTTAGCAAAATACAATGGCACGTAATAACAAAAGACACCATAGCAAAGCAGCCAAACAACGTCGTTTTCATTGGTTTGACTTGGGAAGAAAGTCTAGAGCATAGACAGTTCATGGAAAAGCTGTTAGACTATATCAAGAAACAGAAAATCATTATTTGTAAACACCAAACTTGTGAGTAAATTATGTCTAAATTTCAAAAGAATCAACGTGTAACTATTAAAGAATCTTCTAGTAGTAAGTACCGTGGTAAATCTGGAATAGTTATTAGCGTGAGTCATGTTCGTCATTGGGGTACTGGTCATGATCAATACTGTGTGCTACTTGATGGAGGAAATAAGAAAATCAATAACCTCCGTGATGGTTCTCTTGAGAAAGAATTAACCAAACCAAAAGAACGTAAGTCCGATAAGAAATACCTCGTAGTAAAAATTGACGGTATCAATGCTGAAATCGAATCTGACTTGATGACCAAAGAAGATGCAATTGAAGAAGCTCGTAGTATCCAGATTGAAAATCCAAAACTGAAATACGGTATCACTCAATTATTAGCAACAACAACTCCACCACGTCAAGTAGTTGACATCGAGGAACTATAAATGACAATTGAATTAACTGTAGGCGTATCTGCTTCTGGTAAGACAACATACGCTGAAAATAAAGTAGCAAAATCAAAGGGCAAGTGGATCAACCTAAATCGTGATGACATCCGTAAAACTTTGTTTTGTATTCCTGCTAGCTCGTACAAGTTCACTAAAGAGCGTGAAGACTTAGTAACTAAGACACAATTAGCAACAGCTGATTTTGCATTGTCTAATGGTAAAAGTGTTGTTATCTCTGATACCAACTTAGATCCAAATCGTTGGGAATGCTGGAAACAATTGGCTAAGAAATATGATGTGCAGTTATTGATTTCTTACTTTGCGGTTGATTTAAAAACTGCAACGAAACGCAATCTATCACGTGATCGTTCTGTTCCTGAGTCGGTAATTAAGGCTCAGATTGAGAAGTTCGAAACCAACTTCCCTAAGCAAGTTAATTACTTTGTTCCTAAAGTATATGTACAGCCAGAGAATGGCGAAGAATGTTGGATTGTTGACATTGATGGTACGTTAGCACACATGAATGACAAGCGTGGTGCATTCGAATGGCATAACGTTGGTCTAGATGACCCAGATGAAGTTGTAATTGAGTTGGTTAACATGTTATACTCAAATGATTACAAGATCATTCTTATGTCTGGTCGTGATGAAATCTGCCGTGAAGAAACCGAACGCTGGTTGATGCTTAATGGTGTAAACTACCACAAACTACATATGCGTCCAAATGGTGACATGCGTCCAGATACAGAAGTAAAAGAAGAACTATTCGAAAATAACATCGCAAAATATCGCAAGGTAGTTATGGGTGTTCTTGATGACCGTAACGTTGTTGTTTCGATGTGGCGTAAAAAGGGTTTGAAAGTTTTACAGGTTGCTGAAGGCGACTTCTAGTAAAGGGGCGAAAGCCCTTTTTATTAAAATAAGGATTGACAATGGATACTAACCTAATTATATTAATTGTAACCATGGTTGTATTGATTCTATACTTATGCTACAAATATAAAATTAATATATTTGGATTGATCCTAGAAATTATTTTCTATTATTTTCTATCCATTTCGGTTATTTTTGTTATTATTGAGTGGTGATTGGATGTTACTTGTTTATATAAGGATTGACAATGGATACTAACCTAATTATACTAATTGTAACCCTAGTGGTTGTATTGGTTCTGTACTTATGCTATAAGTTTCAGATTAACATATTTGAATTGATCCTCGAAATTATATTATGTCCATTCCGTTTATTGTTCTGTTTATTGAGTGGTGATTAGATGTACGTATTGTATTATAAAGACCGTGAGGGATATTCTCATGCTGTTCATCGCAACGGTCATATGTTAGCATACACAACTCCAAGTGAATGTGCTAACATGGTTATAGCTCTGAAGAAAGAAATCGATGAAGCATTAAATGCAAAAGAAACATTACAAATTCCAATGTTCTTTGGTATGATAAGTAAAACCGTAGAAGTTCCAAGTCACTTAACAGTTGGTAAACGTTATGAACTAGAACAAATGATTAAGACTCTCAGTTGGACTTCAGTGAATTTTTCAATAACCAGTAAGGTAGATCTAAATGTTCTCAAAAATGGTAAGTAATCAAGTTCCAGATAAGTTTAATCGTATCTTAGAAGCAAAGACATTTGCTTATTTCCGTGTTTCCAAGAATGCTAGTGATAATCTGGTTTATGTTTATGAACTAGACCACGCAAACCAACGTATTAAGTTTATCAATTTGACTACGCACCAACTAGGTACATGTGACTTGTCTCGTAGTAAAGAGTTCGTAATTACTAAAGACTGGTCTGCTACTTATGTCCACGATGAACATCTGTATGTTTGTTTACGGGATACCATTGGTGGAAAGACAGCAATGTTATCAGTTGAAAATGTATGGAATGGTGATAAACTGATTAAGTTCTTACAAAAGAACTTAAAGATTTTTTCTGCTAACCGTTGATAAAACTATGTGAGTATTATATTATGAAGAAGTTAGTATGTGATAAGTTCCGTCGTCAAACCAAGTATGGTATCTACCGTTGGAATCCATGGTTCATTCTAGGGGTTGCTGTTACGTTAAACCTTACTATCTCAATGGCTCTAGGATTTCCTCTGTACTTAATAGAGCAATCGAAGGATGTGTCCAACATAGATACGTACGAAGACGCTGTATGGTTATTATGGATGGCTGCAAGCACGGTTGGATTTGGTGATGTATATCCATCCGAAGGATTTTCACGTATAATTGTTGGATTCATGACAGTACCAGGAACAATGCTAATCGGTTCCGCTATTAACATGGCTTCGACGGTAGCGTTCTCGTGGGCTGATAACAACGTATGCAATGCTGAGTTACGTGCAATGATTCACTGTCAAGATAAAGTGATGAAAGAAATGCGTCGTGACATGGAGCGTATGCGTTTACACTTAAACGTTCCAGATGTTGTAAGGGTTAAAAATGACAAATTATGAATTTGCGTGGATTGTTGCGATAATAGTTTTCGGTATTAAACATTTTATTGCAGATTTCTTATTACAGACTCCATACATGTTAGGTAAGTTCTATGCTCCACCACATTGTTATAAGCCATTATCTGCGCACTGTTCTGTTCATGTAGTGTTTGCGCTGATGCTATTCTCGGTTCCCATGTCGTTACACCCAAGTGCAATGAGTGATTATTGGGGTCTAGTTATTAGTTTACTTGCGTATGAATTTGTTGCTCACTTTTTAGTTGACATCACAAAATCACAATTAACGAGGATTAAAAATTTACGTCCTGCTGATAAAATGTTTTGGGTACTGATTGGAATTGATCAATTTCTACACTTAGTATTATCAATTCCGTTGATTTACATAATGGCAGAAATGATAGAAAAATGTTTATAATTGATTGACAATGAGTGGGAACGTGGTATTATGTTCCCACTCCATAACGGAGTTTTTGTAGGAGATAAAACATGGATTTACTATTATACATAGAAACCCAATTTATACCAGAATACATTCAGCGTATGCAATCAAAGGGTTATACCCACGTAAACGCATACGCCGAACCCATTGGTATTGGTATTAACATCGTGATTACAAATGCTGGTAAATGGGTTAATGAGTTTTGCGTAACCAATGTCGATGGTCAATTATTATATATTCCAGTAATTCGTACTGCGTAAGGAACAAAATGAAATCAAGTACTTTTATGCAAATTGCATTTCTAGTAGCACAAGAATCAAAATGTGCTAGTTGGTCGGTTGGTGTGGTGATCGAAAAGAATGATCGTATTATTGCTACTGGATACAATGGTTCTCCAGCTGGAAACGTCAATTGTTGCGATCACTGTATCGACCAAGGTTGGGCTGTACGTCGCAATGATGGTTCACTTAATCTAATAAAAGAACATCGCATGGATCACTCTGCGTGGTCTCAAATAAACGAAGTTCATGCCGAATTGAATGCAATACTATTCGCAGCACGTTTGGGGACGGTATCATTAGATGGTGCTACGATGTATGTAACGTTGAGTCCATGTGCAAACTGCGCTAAAGCGATTGCACAATCTGGTATTAAAAAGGTCGTTTATTGCGAAGAGTACGACCAAAATGCATCCGACTGGTCTAAAGTTTTACTACAGGCTGGAGTAGAAGTATTCAAACTGGATCGTAGTAAGATGAAGCTTATCAATTGGGAAAACATCAAGACAGAACCAAATTATCACAATTAATTGTTTACTTTGTCTAATAGTATGTTATTATGTCTGTATTGAAAGAGAGTTACTTCCCACCGAGAAATCGATGGGGTTCCGTTGAGAAATCAACATT